CCAAATCTCAATCGGAATATTATATCTACGGCTTGACCGATATAGACTTTATGATTTATGACATTCTCAATTTTATAAATACCTGAGATTCGCCATCCTGTAATACGAGATAATTCCTGATATGAAATTGGTTCAGATAAAATTCTAATATTAATATTAGGCATGAGCAATTCCTCCATTGAATTGTTTGTGTTTAGAAGACCTGTAAATGCTGGAACATCTACAGGTCTTTGTTATTATACAGTATATAGTATCTATAAGTAAAGGAAACTAAACAAAAAAAAGAGACCACCCTTTTGAGGTGGTCTCTTATTCATTAGATTATGCTAAAATATCGATTACTCAATTACGAACTTAAGCAATGAGTTCTCAAACATCTTAACGGAACCAATTTTTGTTCCCCATCCCTGGCGAACTGTGAGGTCGTCAAGTGCAAGAGGATTTGTATTATAAAGAGAGATGAATGAACCACATCCATAAGATGCGTCAGTATCATCACGCTTATATCCCATAAGTGCAACGTCTTCAGCGAAGTCCTGATTCTTAAGAACCTTATACTTACCGAACAATGTACCAGCAACATAAGGACCAATTGGTTCGGCACTGTAAGAGTTAGCTGCCCAAATGTTCTTGCTGTCGAAGAAGTTTCCACCCATAGATTCAAGAATGTTCATCAACTTAGTACCAGCTACAATGTAATTAGCACCTGAACGAGCAATCTGTTTACGGATTTCGTTACTTGCTTCATTGATTGACTGAAGAACAGACATATTATGTTGAATCTGTGAAACCCCACTCGGAAGGATTGAGTTCCAAGTCTTAGTACCATCAGCACGTACCAGCATTTCATCAAAGATATTACAAGAAATTTCTTTGTTGATAAGACCACCCATAGATGTAGCAAGAACCTGGTCAATATCATATCCACCAAGAACATTCTTAGCGGCATAGAAATTGTCGAGGTTATATGTTGAGCGGAGGCGATATGGGTGAGCTACAATTTCTTTTGAAACCCATTCAAATACAGCCTGTGCTGGTTTTGTTCCTGAACCGTCAGATGTAGCAGCCCAATCATAACGATAATTGATTGCAACTTCAGCACCACTTGCAGCAGCATCAAGAGTAATTGAAACAACACCTGTGTCATAATCAACAGTACCAGAAGCGATAATGTTGAGAACAGGTTTGATATTTCCCTTACCGTCATCAAGTGTTACAGCATCTACAACACCACTCAATGTTACAACACAAGTGTTAGGAAGGATTGAACCCTCAGGAGCTGTGAATGTAACGTCTGTTCCAGATACTACCGGACCGTCTGCGGCATCTGTAGATTTACGTGTAATCTTGTTTGTTGTATAATTTGATTCTGTAGCCCAGTTAGTAGAACCAAGCAATGCAGTACCCTTTGTGATGTTATTGCGAGTTTCGTTCGCAGTAATCTGTGGATAGAAGATTGGTGATTTTTCTGTAGGCATTGGCTGTACAGCACAAACTTCTGTATAAGCGAAGTTTGGAATCAAAATAGACATGAGGTTGTAGAGCATTGCGATAGGATTATCTACTCTACTGATATCAGCTGTAGCTGATTTGATAGCCTCTTTTGAAACGCCACGTGCAGTAAGCATACGTGTTGTCTGGTCAAGTGAGTTCTTAAGGACTGCTTCCTTTTCCTTAGACATTGCCTTTCCCCAGCGTTTTGCATAAGCATCACGTGACTGAGCGATAAGACCATTGTGCATTGGGTCAGCACTTGAATTAATCTGAGCAAAAGTCTGATTGAGTTTTGCCTGTGCTTCTTCTCTTGTCATAATTGTTTTTCTCCTTATATAAATAAAGGTGATAATAATTTATTCTCAGCATATACTGAGTTATACATACCACCTCTGTTCTACATCGAAACTTGGTGGTTCACAGAACTATGTTCATCAACGATGAAATAATTAGCTCTATAAAGAATATATAAGGTTTGTATTTATTTAAGATTTTATTTGCACATAAAAAAAAAGACTGTTCCGTTTTTTAGAACAGTCTTTTAGGTTTAGAACTTATATAAGAGATTTATACCCATCTGAAAAGATTAGATGTTCTTCCAGCAATTGCGTAAAGATTACCATCAGAACCTTTGAACAAAGCACCGTTCATGCCATAAGTACCTTTGGAAATCTGAAGTATATCAAGTCTTACTCCCTCAGGAAGACTATTTTCATCATAAGTGATATCAATCGCCTGACCTCTACGAATCATATCTTTTAATTCTCTTTGTGTAATTGAAGATTTTACAGGTTTGCGAGAATTAACAATCTCATCGTCATCTTCTTCTGGATACTGTGGCATTCCATCTTCATCATAATAGGCTTCCGGATTCTTAAAGAAAGCATTGATATTCTGAATAATGTTTGGGCACTTTAATTCACATCTTACAGTGGTGTAATCATAAGTTTCTCCCTCATCAAGATTACTTCTGCCGTTATCATCGTCAAATACAATACCTTCTTCAGGAAGGTCTACGTGTGACCATCCGCCACCATACATCGTAGTAAGATTCAATTCAGAAGGTAACAAATCACCAATAGCTTCATCTAATTCTTCAGAAGTCATAATATCACCCTCAATCCATTGTGGCGGATAAACTTCTAATTGTAATATTGCTGTACCACCCTCAATCTGTCTATCCATCTCAGAGTCATAGACATCATGAGAACTATCAATTCCTTCATAATATGCTTCAGCAGCCCAATATTCTGCTACACAAGGCTTTACAGGAATTTCTACCTGAACAGTATGTAAGTCATATCTTTCGTCATAATCATCGCTTAATATTTTCCAATTGCGATTATCAAGTTCGATACCTCTTACTGTAACATAATATCCTGCACCAGCACCCGATTTAATAAATCTTCCCGATTTTATTGCTTTCTTAGCTGACTTTACAGGTTTACGAGAATTGCTAAGATAACCAACTTCATAAAGTTCCTGAATTTCTTCAGGGTCATCTTCAGTATACGGTCCGTAAACACGAGGTCCTGGCTTACTGTTTATTTTCTGAACCATATCAGCTACTTTATCGTAATCTGTACTATAATACATTTTAGCACCATTTACCATCATGTAATAAACTTCTTTCGGAAGATTATCGGTTGAAGATTTAATTGGTTTCTTTTTAATTACTCTGCGAGATGATGTTACGGATTCTAGTTCTTTCTGTTCATCAATCATTGCCTGAACATCATCCTCATCAAGACCAGTCTTTTTACAGATTGCACCTACATCACGTTCACCCTCGTCAATCATACGAGCCGCTTTATCAATTGCATTCTGATACTGACGTGAACTCATTTCTGATTTAACAGGTCTACGAGAGTTCTGAACAGGTTTCTGATTTTCTGCAAGAACATCCTCAGGAACTTTATCTACGAAGAAATTCTCAGCATTGCAGAACAAATCATAAGATTCATTAGCAACATAAAATTCTTCAATAAATCTATCTGAAAAATCTTCCCAATCATATTCTGAACCAAAATAATTAGGGTCATCTTCAAATACTCTTCGAGCATCATCGTAAACATAATCCAAATCAAAGACCATGTTATTCTCACCCTCATTTTCCCAAGACCATTCGAATACTGTATCGATAGCATCATAAAGGTTTGTTGCCTTACACAGATATACATCAAGAATATAACCTGAGCCAGACCACATTTTTACCATCCATACATCACCGTCATCTTCAGGATTAATGATAGCATTAAAATCAATCTGTCCTTTACCGAACCAGTCACCGACATAATCAGGATTGTTTGAATATCCTGATTTCAAATAGTCATTCAAGATTTTTCTTGCGTAGTCTTTAGTGCAGCCTGTCTTAGTCGAACTTTCAATCACAGCTTCTTCCAAAGTAAGACTGCCGTTTTTAATACTGTTCACAAGACCCTTTGAATATTTCTTTACTTCCGATGTATTCATAGAAATTTTCTCCATATTAAATTGATATATACAAAATATATAAAAGACCGGACACATTAGATATCCGGTCAAGTAACATCTACATTAAACTATTATATTCTCTCTTGAATCGTCTGTAATCAATTCCTTTCATGAACACAATCTTAAATCCAGATTTAAGATATGGAATAACATCGAGAGGATGAATACCAAGTTGGAAAACCATCCACATATCATTCCAAATCTTATCTTTAATCTGTTCTACGGTAAGGAACTCAGATTCAACCATGTCAGGACGAAGACGGTTCTCCTCAAAAATACCTTTAACGAATTGGTCAAGCTGTCTGTCCGACAATTCAAAGCACTGAAATTCTTTCTTCATAATTTATCTCCTTAAAACTGATAGTATTCCTTCTTCAAAGATTCCTTATCTTCATCTTTACGAAGGTTTGCTGCAATATCAAAAAATCTGTCATAAATATTTTTAAGTTTAGATTCAATTAAATTCTCATCGACATAATTCTCTGGTGAAATAACATCTACATTCTTAGCATAAGTCCAGTAAACATTTCCGTCAGCATCTTTAAGACCAATCTTTGTTTCTTTTCCCCATTCACGACCATAAGGGTCATAGTTCACATCACGCATCCAGAATACTTCACCAGTAATACCGTGTGGAACTTTTCTACCACGATTTACAACTACAACCTTTCCTCTTGAAACTTTTTCAGCTTCTATAAGCATACTCTTTCTGATTGCTTCAACCTGAACATCTTTTGCTTTCTTCCACCATTCGTTTACTTTATCAAGAGAAATATCGATTGTAGCGTATCCACCACCAGCAAAACGAGTTGTATCATACTCTTCACTTTTAAGTGTTCCATTTTCAATGTCGAGATAGCGAGCATAAAAATCACTATCATTGTAATAATTGTGTTCACCAAGTTCATAAACACAACCTACGAATTTTGCTTCCTTGTTTTCATATTTAATCATAATTTCTGCCTCCTAAAGCATTTAATTTAATGTAATTATAACGAGAAATAATATAAATGTAAAGGAAAATTAAAAGAAAAATTAAAAATTAAATCGTGGCGGTGATAATTTAGGTCTATTATTTACAGGAACTTCGATTATATTATCTTCTTCTGACTGGTCTACTTTTTCACAGGCTTTCTGAAGATAATAATCGAATCCTGGACCTGTTCGTTTCTTCTGTGTTTTATATTGAAATTTCTTAACAGGTTCATTGTTATGCGTTTTATTTGTAGGAATTGTCTCAGATACTTTTTTAATTAGTTCATTCACAGTCTTCTCTCTCCATCAAGTTCCTGCAGAATATAAGGAACGAGTAATGTATTGATTACTTCAAACATACTGTCTTCAAAGTGAAGTGTCTTACCGTTTACTACAAATGAATTATCATCGTTGTAGATAACGGTAATTTCTTTATCACCAGACTTTACGGTGGCTGTTGCACCATCGTAAGTCAGGTCTACATTTGAAGGAAATAAAGCTGTTATGTTAGTCCACAATTCATTGTAATTCATTTAGCGAACCCTTCTTGAAGATTTAATAAGTTTACTTCTAATCCAATGACGATATGCGGCACTAGCAATCTTTTTCAAATCCTGTGGGAAATGTTTCTTAGTATCGTTATACCATTGTGATACAGCATCATCAGCGTCTTTTGGAATGTAATCTTCTTCATCCCAGAACGACAGAATGTAATCTACTGTATCATCGTACATATCAGTTGCAAACTTTACCTTTTGCTGAGCAAGTTTCTTATCAAGTGCTTTCTCAATTTCTTCACGGCTTGGTTTCTTATGGTCTACGGTACGTTTACCCGAAGAGATTCTGTGAGAAGATTCGATTTCTTCATCATCATTATCATCGTACTTATCCCATTCACGGAAGTCATACATACGGAAGATGTAAGCAAGGTCCTCAGCAAGTTCATCGTAACCGGCTGCGCTTGTAAGTTCATTGAATAACTGTGATTCACCCATTACTTCTTTAGCATATTCGTACTTATCCCAAGAATCATCATATCCTTCAAGTTCTTCCGCAAATCCCCAGTGACGTGCAATCCACTCAATATTTTCATCGAGAGTATCTGAACTCATTGCTTTTGCAATAGCTTCCAACGCCTCTTCTTCACCAAAATATTCTACAAACAAATCAAGAGCCTCAGGAACATCTGAAGAATCTACTTCCCATCCACCGTCTACAGCAGATTTAATCGGTCTGAAAGCTGATTGAACATTATCAAGTCCTTCAAGAATATCTTCATCGTAATATCTTGCAAGTTCTTCTGCAGCCTTTCTACGTTCATCTTTAGTAAATAATGTCATGCTTCCACGACCACTACCGAATTCTTTATCGTACATCTTAGCACCTGCGTCAGCAACGTACATCCAAGCATCTACAGCACGTTCTTTATCATATACACCTTTACGAGCTTTCTTTTTAAGATTCTCGATAACAGAATGAGTAATACTATGATACAATTCTGAAGTGTTCTTAATGTAGAGTGCAAGTTCTTCTGCCTTTGCATCATCTCCCTCATATCCTGATTTAACAGGTCTGCGAGATGATTCTATAGGTTCTTCCTCTACATAAAATTCATATCCGAAGTTATACTTTTCGTTTTCTTCTTTGTAAACATCATACATCAGTTTGGCAAAGTTCTCAGCTTCTTTCCTAGAATCAAAATACTTTATCTTTGATTCATTTTCTGTAACCTTTTTATCTTCTGTAACAAACCCAACATCATTATCATTTTCATCACAACATGTTACATAAAATGCTGATTTTACAGGTCTGCGAGAATTACCCATAAACACGTGTTCTTCAAGTCTATTCTTAGCTGTGTCTAAATCATCTACATTGAACGAGACATAAGAAGCCTTTGGTCTTCCAAAAGCATACGAATATGTACCGTTAAGATTTTTATCAATAAATCCTACAATCTTACCGTTTAACTTAGCAAGCACACGGTATTCTGTATCAACATAATCCAACTTTGAACGTATTATTCTCATTTTAATATCTCCTTACATTATATCACTAATTTTCAATTCATGGTCTTCAGAATCGTAAACACCAGTTCCATTATCAATCATCTCTGCAATTTCATTAGCTGATACGAAATCATCTATATCAAACATACCGCCAATCAACCTTACATCGCTGATTGTTACAGATTCACCGTTACCATCTTCCCAAGAATAATCAAAAGGTTCTTCTGTAAAATCACCAAACTCGCTGTCGAAGTCGATACTGTCATAAGGATAATCCTCAGCAGTAACTACGTCACCAACAGTGAAGTCAGGGTCGGTAGCATAGTCAATTGTATCACAAATATATTCTTCACCATCACCACTGAACCAATACTTGTTACCGTCTTCATCTTCTACATAGAACTCTGTAATATCCGAATATTCATCGTCCTTAGAAGTGTTTTCGGTAAAATCAGCCTTGTTGAGCTTATGGAAGAACTCTTCATGGTCACGAAGATAGTCTGCAAAATCAATTTCAAACTCATCAATCCACTGACGGTAAGATTCATCATCAGGAATATTTCCATCAAGCATATCTGTGATAGCGTCTACACCGCTAAAATCCGTATTCTCTTCAATAAATCTTGCAGCAGGATTGAGCATTTCTCTTGCATAACCCCAGCCAATCTTTTCTCCGTCATCTCTGAATGCAGAAATGATATAACGTGCGGCACGAACAAGTTCACCACCGAAAGTAGGAGCTGGTTTTTCAGGGTCAGTAGCAAAATCTACAGACCAAGAATCAAGATTTCCATCAGGGTCAAACTCAACATTAAGAGATTCACCAAGTTCAAGCATACCTGAAGTAATATATCTGTCTTTATCTGCAATATAACTAGAAAGAATCTGTCTTGCATATCCGATATTTACATCATTAGCTTCTGCGATTTCTTCAGCTGCCTCATCCTCAGTAATTTCACCGGTTTCAAGTTCTGAAAGAATACGTGTCACAAACTGTTTTGTAGTTTCTGTCTTTGAAGATTTAAGAGGGATATTATAAATCTCTTTCCAATTCTCCAACACACCATCAACCTCAGGGTCATCGTAATCAACCTCTTTGGTAAAATAACCGTCTTTGGCAAACATATAAACTTTATCAACATCATTCTTATAGATAGAATAACGACCGTCTTTACTTGTACCGATACATTCATCGTTGATACCTGAAGTAATCTGTCTATTACTAAACAATCCGCCTTCCATATCTTCCTGTCCTTCAGATGCTTCAGAATCTGTGATGGTTACATCTTCACCCCATTCATTTACAGCTTCTTCATAAGTATCTGCTGAACCAAGAACTTCTCCACTTTCAGGGTCTGTGGCAATATAACGAGCAGATTTAATCTGTTGAGATGATTCGATTTCAAACCATTCAGGTTTAGAAATATCACCTATAGCATCAAGTAAAACAGAATCGTTCTCGAGTGCTTCTTTCCATTCATTTCTATCGGTGTCTGATGTAAATTGATAACCAAGCATTCGTGCTTTTCTCAAACAAGTACTATAATCTTCTTTTGGTAAATACCACATCCAGTTAAGAACACTTTTCGGTTTGTACATAGACGAAGTAATTTTACTATGTGGTGAAACATATTTTTTAAGATTTTTCAATTCATCATAAGAAATAGTATTACCACAATTATAACATTTAATATTATGTTCTTTAATGTTTTCAAACAATTCAGGTTCACCACAATTTGGACAACAAAGATATGGGTCTAAACCTGAAGTGATTTTATGAGAATTACGAACATAAGAGCCGCCTTTAACTTCTGTAACCCAAACATCTGTTACAGCAACTCCCTGAGCATTCTTAGTATCTTTATAGTCTTTCCAACTTTTTGAAGTGAAATAAGTATGCTGAACAGAACCGTCAGAACTTTGAACCGTAAGAACAGCCTGATTACCACGACTCTCAATTGCGTCAATAATATTTTCAACATCAAGGATTCCCATACCTCTTGTATCGATATAGTAATCATCATATCGAGTTCCTTCTGCTACATTTTCGAATCCTTTTTGTGAAGATTTAATCTGTCGTGAAGAATGAATTCCTTTTCTCTCCAAAGCATCTTTGGCTTTCCATATCATATCTTCGATAGCCATATCTGTACCATTCTTTATATTCTGAACAATGAAACGAATAATGTCGAAATAATACTGCCGTTCTGGGGAACCTTTTGGAGATTTATAAAGGAATCCAAATTCTTTATTAATCATTTTCAGGATTGTCAGATATTGTTCGCCAATATGGTCTGTATCAATTTCAATCTTATCAAAAGTTCCTTCTTTCCACCCACTTTGTTTAACAAGATATGCTAAAACTTCTCTGATGGTATTTGCATAATCAACAGCACCATCCTGTTTAATCATATATCTATCAGTATCTGTGCCAGTATCTGTAACTTCTATAAAGTTTCTACCACCACGAGTAGTTGCCTTAAAAATAATATCATCCATAACTTATATCTCCTTTGACATTTGAGTTAACTTATAGTTTTGCTTGTCCAAATATTCAAGCATTGAATCTATTTTAGAATATACAAAAGAAGGATAGACTTCCTTTGTTATTGATTCCAGATAATCATATACAGTTCTTACTCCATTCAGCATTACTCCGATTGTATCTGTAGGAGTCATATTTACCACATCAGTTACAGGTGGACAATCACCTGGAGTAACGAACATTGGCTGCACCATTTCATTAAATGAGATTGCGGTCTCAACCAAATCATCATAATACTCTTCAGCCTGTTCATACAATTCCTGAGCATATTCATGAAGTTCAAGGAAGTTTTTTCCTTGAGTATGAAAATGGACAGTTCTCATATCAAAATAGAAAACTGCCATATATTGAGCAAGTTCGGAAAGATTATGATAACTTCCCATTGAATTAAAAAATCTACTAAAAATATGATACTTCTTCATAAGAAAATATATAATTTTTAGAACAAAGCATTATCATCATGAGTTTCGTTTGTATGTCCTTTTCCTGTCATAAGGCGATTTTCAGCCCACTCTACCTGATTCTTACTAAGTTCAGAACCAATATAATTTAAGTCCATATTCTTACAAGCAAGTGCCGTAGTACCACTTCCCATAAAAGGGTCATATACAACAGCATTTTGAGGAGCATACATGTTGAGAAGTTTGTAACAAAGGTCTGTACTGTATGTTGCCTTGTTATAAGGACAAACTTCATCGTTATTATTTGCAACAACAAAATTGAAAATGTTTTCATAAATATTCTGTCCGCCCGCAGACACGGATATCTTTTTCTTATTCATGAAGAACGTATCAAGTTCGCTCTTTCTTGCCATTACAAACACATACTCGGTAATACGTGTCAATCTGTTAGGACTGATGTTATTAGGTAATGCAGATTTCTTTTTCCAGATAATTACATCTGCGATTGAAAAATTCGACTTTGTAACAATCTCATTTATGTTCTGGAACATTCCGTCAGGGTTAGCTGCACCATAAGAAATATTCCAAAGTACGACACCGTTGTTCTTTAATACCCTGTCAAACCCTTCAAACAGTCTGAGAATATATGCGTTATAATCTTCAAAACTCATATTATCCACAAACTCATCGTAACGACAGCTTGGATATCCTTTACTATTGTTATTTGTTAATGTTCTTGAGTTATTAGTAGAATTGTAAAACGGTGAAGTAAGTACAATATCTATAGATTTATCATCGATATGTTCCCTCATTGTAATTTCGTTACTTTCATTCCAAATCTTATTCAGTTCCATAATCTTAATCTCCTGTTAGAATAATGCTTTAGGGTCACGTTCTTCATTAATATGACCTTTACCGTATAACAATCTGTTCTCAGCCCATTCAACCTGATTCTTGCTCAATTCGGAACCGATGAAATTCAAGTTCATGTTCTTTGCTGCTAAGGCGGTTGTTCCACTTCCCATAAAAGGGTCGTAAACGAGTCCCCCATCAGGAGCGTAAATCTTAAACAACTGATAACACAAATCAGTACTGTAAGTTGCTTTATTGTAAGGACAGACCTCATCATTATTATCAGCTTCAATCAGATTATATACAGGCTTATAGAATTTCTGTCCTGTTCTGGATGTATTCACATATTCTTTGTTTGCATGAAAAGAAGTCCATTCATCCTTACGGGCAAATACGAATACATCCTCGCAAATCTTAGACAATTTATTCTTCTGAGTAATCGGAATTGTTGCTTTCTTTTTCCATACAATATGGTCTACAATCGTAAAATTAGTTTTTCTGACTACATCAGCCAAACTAAGCCAGCTGGCACATTCGTTGTTTTCATTCTGATAAGAAACATTCCAAAGTACAACACCGTCATGTTTAAGGATACGGTCAAACTGATTGAATATAGAAACAATCCAATCACAGTATTCTTCCGTAGTTTTCATATCCAGATAAACATCATATTTCTTGTGATATGAACCGATTCCTACAAAATTACCTTTACTGTCTTTATACTGTCCTGCGTTCGCTGCCCTATAAGCCCTATAATTGTTTGCCTTTGTATTTGTACGGTCATTGTTATCATGACTATTATTGTAAGGCGGTGAAGTCATAACGAGGTCAACCGAATATTCATCGATATGTTCCCTCATTGTAACTTCATTGCTTTCATTCCATATTTTATTGATTTCCATAGTAATTATAATATTAGAAAATAACGTTAAACAAAAATCCCCACCTTTAATCGGGTGGGGATTGTAAGAAGTTTGATGTATGAAATTATTTTCCGAATACAGCTCTCAGGCTATTCTCATTACGATTAAGAGAATTCATAAGTCCGTTTCCTGTCCAGTCTACTTCGAGTTGTCCTTTATATCGTTTTGTAGCTTTTGTAATTCTGGCAAGTTTATCCATCGCAAGTGATTTACAAACATCTTGCCACAAATCATTAGGTACACCATAACCCCAAGAACTGTGATTGTCTTCAATCATATCAATATATTTACCCTTAATCACAAAGCCATTGTCGTTCAAATGAGAATTAAAGAACATAGCATCCATATCACCATCCATAGCTTCAATAGCACGGTCACAAAGTTCGTCTACATATTCCCACTTAGTTTCGTAATCATCTTTTCCTGTTCTGTCATCGTAAACTGATTTGATTGATTTACGAGATGATTTAATCATTCTTCCATTCTTATCGTATACAGCCATAGTTATTTACCTCTCTTGAATGAACTTGCAATCTTAGTATTACTTGGATATGTTTTCTTGAACGCATTAGATACACTCTTCTCATTAAGCACAAAAGTCTTTGATTTATCTGCAAGGTGAAGAGAATTAAACATTGCAGCAATCCAGTCATTTGTAGGATTCTTCTGATATGCTTCTTCGATTGCAGAAGTAATCTGTTCACGAAGACCTTTTTCCAAATCACCAAGAGCACTAGCACTCTGTTCTACTACAGGATTTCCTGTGTTGAGACAAAATGCGGATGGGACTGCCGGAAAGCAGACAGCGTCTTGGCTAACAGCAAGGTAACTATCTTCATCGACTCTTGTAAGGCCATTTCCAATATCAACAAGGTCTCCAAATCCACGTGAAGAAGTTCCTACCATACCTGACTTCGCAATGTTATAAACGATAAGTCCTTTTGGTGTATCAAGAAGGTCCACAGAACCCAAAATTGTATTGGAATCATCAGCACACCAGTCATTTACACGAAGTACAACGTTCTCAAGAAATACTTCTGAATTATCTCTATGACAATCTTCTCCGTAAAATGCCTTATTTTCAAGAGCAGCTTTTACGAAACGATTCTCGTGAATATCTTCCATCCACAATTTCTTACTAAATACCATATTGTTCAGTGTAGGTATATCGTAATAAGCAATTGGCATATTATCCCAATGATAGAGTATGCCTGTGTCATTCTGTTCAGGTTTATAACCCTGCATAATCATATCTGTAGACTTCATTAAACCGTTCTTTATGAGATTTGTTTTCTTATCAGCAAACGACTTAGCCGAAAAGAAAGAGCCTTTTATCCACACGCCTTTCTGATTCATATATTTATCATCTCCTTAAAAATTTCAAGAATATAATAAATATATAAAAATCCCCTGATATTTCACAGGAGATTCTGAATCTTAGCAACCGATAGCCTTTAATCCAAACTGACGATTGAGAGAATAATTACCGCCAGCTACCTTACCTGCATTGTATGCTGCTGAACTTACAGACAAACTTCTGCTCGCTCTTCCCTCTTTCATGTTCATGTGGTTATCAATCCAATTCTGAACTTCATCATAGATAACTAATCCAGCCTCGTTAGATTCGTCTTTCTTTACTTCAGCATATTTCTGTCCAATTGCGTTAGCGGCACCCAAACAAAATGACATCTGATTTGCATACTGTGTAAACTTCTGACGTGCTTCACGATTGATTGCCTTTCTAAGCCATTCATACATCGTCATAGCTGTAATACGGTTTGATTCATGTCCTACGAAACCCATAGCATACATTTTTCTCTTTTTCCAATTCTTATAGCTATAGCTGTTCTGAATATATGTAACACAATTGAAATACTGTGCAATTGTATAAGCAAGATTCTTTTCCCAAGCAGAAATATATGTACTTTCATTAAGGGTCTCTCTGTCAACAGGACCAAGGTCAGCTTCGAGATTAGCAATATCCAAATCCTTTGTAGAGATACCGTTCTCTTCCATAAGTTTAAGTGCCATTTCAGCTGCCTTAGCACTTTCATTTTCGTTTGAACTCTGTGTAAGAGCCATCAGTTTGTTGATTCTTGCGATAATCTTCTCATTCATATTTATGCCTCCTAAAGCATTTAACTTAATATAAATATATCACAGAATAAAACTTATGTAAAGGATTTCAGATAAAAAAAATCGCACAAGATATTACTCCTGTGCGATTAAACTACATGTTCGACTTATTACGAGATAGCAGAGAAAATCTTAAGCGATGAATCTTTAGAAAGGATTACAAGTCTTGCCACTCCTTTTTCTGTCTGACGTTCAACGAGTTTGAACACATCAAAGTGTGCCTTACAGCTGCGAATCATATTGATATCAAGTTCAAGATTGAAATCTACATCAGCCGACTTAATATCAGATACTTCCTCTTCATAAGCACCAGAAACACGTTCAGACTTAATCTTACATCCGTCTTTTGTAATACTCATATCGATTACTTCATGTCCTTCATCCTCTTTAGAGAATGTTGAGGCACGTTCTACGGCATTATAAAACTCCGGTGTAAATGAAGATTCAAGTACGCTCTCAAGAGTAAGGTATCCGTTAATTGCACCTGAGATTCTTTCATAAGGGAAAGCTTCAAGAGCAAGACTTCTTACTGAGAAGATGGCACCGTTCTTTGATTTGAACTGTACCCAGTTCTTATTCATCTCAATAGCTGTAAAATCTGTCCACTTAATGAGCTGAGTAACGGCATCATTACTGATAAAGAATGAAGGATATTCATTCTTTGCTACATAACGGTTGAACAGATAAGAATCGGTTGAAATGAACTCGTTCTTGTTCACATAAACACCGGCAAACTTTGTACTGTTTTTCGGCATGTTACAAATTGTGAGAGCCTTGTTGAAATCTTCACCGTCAATATCAATCCAAGATTCTGTTGGTGTAAGTGACTTGAAACGTTCGAAGATGTTACCTGACGGAAGAAGTGTCATAGATACTTTAATCTTACCGTCTTTGATAATCCATTCTTTTTCTGTAGTCTCAACTTCAATCTCTTCCGAGATAAGTTTGTTGAGACAATTGTAGAAATCAACTCCCTTTACAACACCTTTAAGTCCTGTTTCTGCACTTTCAGTAACATCAACAGAAATTGCGGCATTATAGGAATAGATGTGACCGTTATTGAAAACTACAGTATCTGCACCGTCAATAACGCTTGTACCTGTTGAAATACCAGGCATAACCTTGTTCAGGTCTGAAATTAAACTGTTACGGTTTATTTTCATACTAATTTACTCCTTAAATTATTTTATTACTTTAATATTAGAATTTCTTGTTAAACAAAAAAACCACCCTGTTTTATAGGGTGGTTTATTCACTTCTTCAAATATAAAACTACAAATCAAATCCGTTATTTACTAAAGACACTAAATCATCATGAAGGAAAGACAAAAGACGTGCATCATCCCGAGTAATCTGATATCCTTCTTCAGATACTTTATCGAGTATTGGTAAGTAGTGTGCTTCTGTATAAGAGGCAAAACTATCAAAATCATCAAAACCTGCAAAAGAAGATTTTACAGGTTTACGAGAATTCTGAATCTCTTCATTCATAATCTCGATAGCTTCTTCACGTGTACATCCGTACTCATCCATGATTGCCTGAATACCTTTTTCTTTTCCTGGCATTGAAGACTTTACAGGTTTCTTTAATTTCTTCTTAGTCTTTCCATGACAACCAGAATCGATAAAATCATCTTCTTCTTTAGTTCCGCACTCAGTTACAAGATATTTAGCATCATCCGCATGGTCACGAACATACTGTGCAAAAGCATCATCATTATCAGCATCAACACCGTCTTCTTTTGCGTATTCGTACATTGTGTTTTCAACATCATAATAATTAGCAACATATCCGTCACATTCAAGTTCAGGGTCAGACCATTCACCATGCCAAATCATCTTGATTCCTGGAACACCATACCACCACTGTTCATTATCTGATTTAATTATCTTACGAGCCATTGACTTTACAGGTTTTCTCTTACCTTTCTTCTTTCCACAGGCTGAACCAAGAAGTGATGTTCCAATCTCTCCACTTTCAAGACCTTTAATCATTTCCTGAGCGGTCTTGTTGAACCATTCGGCATCAGATTCATTCGGATTGGAAACTTCAGTATCCCAAGTATCATTATTACCTTCACCAAGATTCCAAGGCATCTGAAAATCCCATACATAATCAGTCATTGCAGAATTACCGGCAAGAATACCAAGTTTTGCACAAACGGTATCTTCATCAAAACCTTCGCCCATACCAATTGCAAGACAAAGTTTGTCACCATTATCAAGCGTTTCAACAACCTTATACCAGGTAGATTCAGGACTTGCAGATACAGTTTCTACACCCTTCTGAATGTCCTGTGGAGTTATTCTATTCATATATTTCCTCACTTAAAAGTAATTTATAATAAATATATAAATTAAACCCACAGACTTTTCATCTGTGAGTTTTGCTTAGACTTCAATCAATTCGAACCGTTCTTTAAGATTATCTTCCGTCAGGAACTTCCCTTTACCTTTCTTACGTTCAAAATCAACCTTTTCAATTTTTATAGTCGAATCGATTTCTTCTTCAGTAAACACAGGCTCATGTTCAGGAAGATTTATTAATATATCGCTGCCATAAACAATATACAAATTACCTTCATACACAAACAATTCATTTTCAGAATCATATACAAATCTATTAACATGATGTGGATTTTTAGGAATATATCTGATATTCCTGTTTTTCCAGATAGTTTTATAGATTCTAAAAGCCAATTCGTCTTTCTTCGAAAAAGTAATTTTAATCATAATTTTGCTCCTTATAAGTATTATTTATCCTTTTCTTTTTGTAGCATTATCATCTACAAAATCTTTACCAAAAGCATAAGAATGTGAATTCCTACGTCTAGATTTAGTATAAAAATAACCATTTACATTGCCATTATCATCTCTTGAAACGCTTTTAGCTTTATCCTCAAACATACCAACAGTATCAGGTGTAGCATTAGGATTACTAGGATAATCAAACTCAGCTTCACCATTGAATCTGTGTCTGTTATTTCCATTTCTCATAGAATCATCTTTCAATGCCGGAGAATAAATAATACATTCCTGTTTGAACGGAATTGCAAAACTAGCGTCAAATTCTCTCATAAAGTCGTTCATGACCTGACGGAAACTTTTATCATCTGTCATATTGATAACCATGTAAGAATGTTCATTATCTTCTTTCGATTTATCTTGAGGACCTTGATAGCCACCATACACAGATGTAACTTTCCAACCATAATAATCACATAACTCTCTAAGCCCATCCCTCAAAGCAATTTCCATTTCCTGATTAGTATATTCCCCATCATAATCAGGTTCTTTTCTTTGACTTTTATCTGCTGTCAATACAACAGTTTCATGGTCATACATATACGACTTCATACGGTTATAGCTCACACTTTTAATAAGTTCCCTAGCTGAATTGAAAATCTTATTGAGACTATCATCATTCTTTTCATATCCACTCATGACAGGTTTCTCCTTATAAATATTAAAGTATCTGTAATTCTGCTTATGTACTGAAGATGAAATGAAATCTTTAATCTGCATACCCCATCCCATATCGTTGAGCATTTCACCCCAGCCTTTAGTGTCAAGGACAGTGAGAATACTTCCGAAACATTTACCATATCCGTCAATAACACAGTTCTGAAGCTCCCTGTAATTCATTTTATTACTGTGGTCATAACACTGAACAGATGTTTTACCGCCATAGAAACGAATACGAATTGCACCACGTCTAAGAACTTCAAGTAAAATATCACTACGTTCCTGAGATGTATCAAGCCATGTTGTTGAATCTGCAGGAATACCGTTTTCTATACAAAGCTGCTCTTTCTCTTCCTGAGTAAAACCAAGCAGTTCAGGATTCTGTAAGAAAAAATCAATATGTGTTGTTGGTACTTCATAAAAATTACCTTTCTTGTACCACATTGCACTACTACTCATAACGTCACCTCATAAAAATATCTAAATCTTCTCCCCATTATAATCATGAAAACTTTTTGCTGTATTCATAGATACAAAATATGCTTTTCTATCAACCCAATCACGACACAATACATATTTTGGTCCTTCTTCTTCATAACAGATTCCGCAAACCCACAACTTGATGTTGTCCTTGTTAGCCATTGGAAAAGCACCCTCCTTATTCAGTCTTTCCTGAATACGTTCATAAAGTGCTCTACCGTCCTTTGGCGGCTCAGGAACCTTTTCTACTTTTTCACGATTGTCACACTCAAGGTGATATCTGTAATGATGCCAGCTTATACCGTCAGCCTGTTTGGTATTGTACGAATAATCAGCGTACTGTTCACCCTCATGTATAATCTTACGGCAATGTTCACAGATATAATCCTTTTGTGCCTTAAACAAATTCTTATTCATAATTTTACTCCTTGTTATAATATTAGAATAACTATCTGAACAGATTTACCGTTCGTTATTATAACATAGAGTAAATATAAGTAAAGGATTTAATCCTTAAAATCTCGCACATCTTTACCGTCATTAACTTTGATGTGCCATTCAACCAATTCTTTAAGCCTGTCTAAGAAATCAGGATTCTTTATTGTTTCTGAAACGGCTATATGCAGAAAATCGTGCATCTGATTATTCAAACACAAGAAGAAATCTTTATCCAAATCTGTATAAAGTTTACTGTCAAATCTGACGTGATGATTATTCCACGTTTTGGTTAATTTTCTTCCTGTCAATGCGTCTACTTTTCTTTCGTTCTTCAAATCTTTACGGAAATTATTCCATATAGAAGTTCGTCTGAACATCTCTTTCAGTTTACCGTCTATATGTTTTCCTTTAATAGAATCGATAAACTCTAATTCTTTTCTTAATTTTTCTTCCTTACGTTCAGCCCTTGTCATATACTTTTCCTTAAAAAAGAAACCCTCCCGAACTTCATCCTCAGGAGGGCTAATCATAATTCTTAGGAGCAAATTATGTCGAGGGGAAGTATGTTAGACCCTCATACAATATATAATATTAGATTATTACATCCTCATCTGTAGACATTGGTTGATTTGCATAGAACTTAGCATATTTACCACCACTAACAGCCGGTGTATGCTTTGCCGCTTCATCTTCAAATGTTTCCCATTTCTCTTCAACACGTCTGTCAAGTTCATCTTCCAGATTGTTTTCACGAATATATTTTATAAGAGAGTTTCGGTCCATAGCAAGAGCAAATGCTTCACCGAACTTAGATTTAATGGATTCATCACTATTGATAAACTTCATAGCTGTGTCCATACTAAATCTTTCACCCTCAGAAAGTGTAGCACGATAATCATCATACCATTTATTATCAATAAGCCACTGTCTGATTTCCGGACCAACCATAGGTTTCTTATCAGGATTTTTCTCCCACTCACAACATTTTGCTGCAGGAGCAGAAATATCACCTGTTTTAGTACGACAGTCAAACAGATAATCAACACCTGTTTCAACATTGTCAATTCCATAATTGAAATAATAAGTATAGAAACATTCACGATAAGGTCGTGGTACTTTACCTTTAGTTACTTTAAGTTTATTTGTACCGCCAAGAATTACCTTACGTTCACCTTCTTCATATTCATACTTCTTAGCAGTTGCAAGCCATATAACCATAAAACAATAGAAATCCATTGCTTTACCACCAGCACGGTCATATTTCTCAAAACTGAATGGGTCTACATTTTCACGAATCTGAGAAACAATTACGAGAAGTACATTATATTTCTCAAGTTTTTTACAAAGCTGAGCGAAGAACTCCTGGGAAAGATATTTTGCCTTACCCATTCCCATAGTTCCTTTGTCATAAGTCTTACCCTTATCCATTGCGGCAATTCTTTCTTCTACTCTTTTGTCTTGTTCTTCAGATGTAAGAGCATCCAGAGAATCGATAACATAAACACCAAATTCATCTTTGCCAAGAGAATCACAGAACTTCCATAAATGATAGAACGCTTCCTCTACTGTTTCAGGTTTATCACTTTCTTCAGTACAAATATCCATACCATAAAGTGTCTGAGTATCGAAAGAATATCCATGTTCACAATCTGCATACATCCACTTAAACTTATCACCGTAAGTCCAATAAGCATTGGCAATAATTTCATTATTGATGAATGTTTTACCGGTAGATTTATCACCGACTACATTAAGAATACGACCTGCTGGATTACCATGAACACCTTTTTCACCACCCATAACAAGGTCGATAAGTCTTACACCTGTTTTGAAATATGGTCTGTTAAACTTCATATTTTCATTTCTCCTATTTTTTAACACGTCTACTATATTGAGCGACAGCTCTTTCAATGTCTGTTCGTTTTGCATAAAGTAGACCTCCCTTCACAATTCCCATTTTCTTCATTTCACAGTTATTTTTCTGTAACTGATACTTTAATCCTGAATATGGAATTTTGTGCTTTCTGGCTGTTTCACCTACAGGAAGATAATCATCACTTACAGTAAGATTATCAAGCCAAGTATAGAATTTCTTTTCGTCTACGTCATAACGTTCACGACCATCTTTTCCATTACGAATAAGAAAACCGTGAATCTTTCCCTGTCTGTAAATTAATGGAGATGTTACGTCAAATCCTCTCTCCTTGCATTTCGCTACCATATCTTTCTGATTCATATAGAACTCCTTATAACACAAAAAAGAAGGTAGACGAATCCACCTTCTTTAATTCCCCTTTTATACAATGTGATGATTACTGAGCTTCAACACACTTGTCCCAAACTTTACAAGTTGAGCACTCATCATGTCCATCTGCTTCGCCCCAATTATGTCCAAACGGACATTTATCACAAGGTGTAGCTGCAGATGTATCAGCAGTCTTCATATTATCAAAAGAAGGCTGAGACGATGCCTGTGCTGCCATTGCCTGACTCGCAAGATTTTCTGTTGGTGTCTGAACCTCCTCAGGTTCTTTCTGTGGTTCAGGTTCAGATTTTTGTTCTGTAGGTTTATTCTGAGATACTACTGGTTTACCACAAAGTGCAGCGTCCATTTCGTCTTCAGTATCCATAATCAAACCAGCTGATAAATCTACAGAATGATTAAGAACTTCGTCTGAAAGTGGAGCACGGTCGATAAGGTCAAAAGAACCTTCATCAATTTTATTAAATTCAGTTCCGTTATACTTATCCTTCTTTGTCATAAAACAAATTGTCTTTCCTGTTTCCCAATCAAACGGATTAACTGGAGCACCTGTTGTAGGGTCATTACGAAGTGAAGCACGTGAATTTACAAGTTTCTCAAAACTGAACCAAGCAACATCGTAGTAATAATACTTACCATCAAGAAGGTCATGAACAATATAAATGCAACGTCTTTTGTTGCGAACAGCTGTAGCAGCATCTTTTTCTTCTTTTGTTATAGCTGCTTTGTACAATCTGTAACTTTCTTCACAGAGAGGACATCTCTGACCATACTGTTTAAGACATACAAAATCCTGTTTTGCAGGTCCGATTCCTTTGTGTACATAGTAATCAAGAGAGTAAACAGTTTCACCCTCTTCACACTGACCAGTTACTACAAACGGATGATTAGGACCAGCATTAAACGGAATAACATCGATTTTATTCTCACCAAGATGAGGCTTATACTTTTCAAGTCCACTCTTTCCATCTGCAACCTTTGAAATATCAAAAGTTGATTTGTAATTAGCGGCACCACCATTAGCGTTACCGTTCTCATCTCTTCCCAGATTAAGTGCTGTCTGAGACATTGGTTTTTTATTAAACATAAATTAGCTTCTCCTTGCCCGCAGGCTATATGCTTAAATGTTTATATCAGTAATATTAGAATTAATGGTTAAACAGATTTACAACAGATACCATATTGTAGCTTCATAAGGTGTTTTTGTAGAATCTCCTACAATCCAAAACTTTCCGTTATGATAAGTTCCGTTATGCCAAACTTTATTCGAACAGAATGATAATGGTTTATTCTCAGGTGGAATACCTTTCTGTATCTTATCTTTATTTTCTTTTATTATTTTCCTGTAATGCTTAATTTTATTAATTTTATTTGAAATGATTACGTTAATCCACAAGATAGTGAAGAAAATTACAAATCCGAGACAGACTGACAATGTAATAACATCCTCTAAATCAAATATAAATCTAAATCCCATATTCTAATTCCTCTGTGGAAGTGGTGTCTGTGTTCTCTGATTAAAATGACTGATTGTTTCGTCTTTAATTTCCTGTGTTGGTTTTGCTACGTTATCAACATAGGCTCCATTACAACGAAGTTTTACAAGATTATCCAATTCGGATTTCTTAATCTCAAGAGCTTTTACACCAACACTAATCCTTTCAAAAGTTGCTGTAGCATTACGAAGTTCTTTCATAGCATTTACAACTTCAGGGTCACACTGAACCATTGATGTGATAACACCTTCAGTAACTTTCTTACCTTCATTTGCACACTGTTCACGAATGGAAATGTTTCGTTCTGCCTGAATTACTTTCAACATATCAGCTTTTTCAGATACAAGTGCTTTTGCTTCACGGGCCATATCTGCATAATTGTAATAGGTTGAAGACATTGTAATACATTCACTTTCAAGATGATATTCATCTACAGTTACATCTGATTTAATATCCATAATTTTACTCCTTATTATTAATTATAGAATTTAGGCTGTTTCTTTATATCTCGGTTTCATATCCTCTTCCGAAAAGAACACCAATCCATATTCCATAGGACATTCATACCAACCAAGTGGTGATGGAAAATCATCTACAGAATCTATGTCTCCACCATTTACAATATTATTTGCCTGATATTCTGTACAACCATCGAGAAGTGCAGCTTCAAAGATAAACCTTTCATCGGGGTCAGTTGGTTTCATCCCTAATCCATTCCATAAATCTGTTGGGTGAAATTCATAGAACTCCATATATTCTTTCATCTTATCAAGAGATACATCACTGAACTCTTCTGGAAATACTCTTATCTGTTTACCAGCAAATTGAATCATCATTGCACATTTTATTCGTTCGTATTCAGATACTTTATTAAAGCCAAGATAATCAGTATCAATGGTAAGTAAAGACGAATCCCATTTTTCAATAAAATCATAAACATATTGATTACTAAGAAATCTCATTAATTTATAGTTAGGTGTTTTCTTAAGTGTTTCCTTGTTTACGTATTTACATTCTTCAAGTAATGAACGAAGTCTTTTTAATTGTTTTCCAACAACCTCATCCATTCTTTTATCTTCCATTGGCCAAGGAATTGCATAATGAATTGACATTGCAGGTGGAGCAACCTCTGTTGGTAATTTCTGTGTTAAGAATATCCATTTCCCTTTTTCCATAATTCACTCCTTATTATTATAATACTCTTCAACTTCCTCTAGCGACTGAAACTGCTTATCAACATACCCTCGTTCATCTTCAGTCGTAAACATTATCATCCTGTCAAAGATTGCATATTCAGCTCTTATTTCAGGATATCTTCTTTTAACAAACATCGTAAGTTCTTCATTTGCAAGAATAAACTCATCAAACTTTTTTAGAACTTTCTTGCTTAATTTATCTACATCTTTCTTAAATTCATCTGTTTTAGATTTTGATTCTGTATTGTCAATTCCTAGAATTTTCTTTACAGATTCCCAATCATAATTATCTTTCAACAAAAGTCTGTCTTCATAATTTAGCCAGGCATTATTAAGTTTATCATATAGTTTTGGATTCCATTTACGAACATCATATCTCCATACAAAGGCGACATGAATGATATTATCCCAATTCACTTTTATCCAAGAACAATCTGGATTAAGGGAAAGAATACGACCACACACCCAACCACCTCTTGTTCGCCAGTCATCTCCTGCATATTTTACACCATAAATTGAATAAAATTCTTTGGTTTCAAGAAATAACTGTTCAGCACATTCTTTTGCTTTTGAAAAGGAATTATAACAGAATCTGTCGGCAACAGCATTACCAAAATAACCATCTCTTACAACATAATATTTAAATGGTGGTTTAATCGCCATTTCTAAAATTCTTTGAAAAGTCATATCTACTCCTGTATTTCCTCTTAATTTCTATTGTAAAATCACAAATTGCTTTATCAGCAGATTCAGAATCATTATGACAATCCGTAGTCACTAAACCCATTCTCGTGACCATATTACCAACTGTTTCTTCAATAGCAAGAAAGTCAGTGCCTTTAGGTATAATAGATTTCATAATTCTTACTCCCTACCAAAATATTTCTCGTAGTTTTCAATACGCATTCAAAGCTTCGTTAATTTTTTCTTCCACAAACCAATATGGAATTTTGTCTTTACAATATCCCATAAGTTTTTTAGGACACCAAAAAGGAAGATATGTATCATCTTTGAATATTCCATCCGGGTGAATTCTTTTTCCGGTATCTTCATCAAATTCTCTTAAATCAGTAATGTAAAAATTCACATAACAAGCCTTTTCTGTTTCACGCATAATATAAAAGTGATTTCTGTTAGCATCACTTTCCCAACCGTGCTTTTTGCAAAATGATAAATAACGCTTAAAAACTACCTTTTCAATATCTGTTAAAATTCTATCCATAACATGCCTCCTAAAGCATTTAGTTTATATAATTATAATAACAAATAAAATAAATTATGTAAAGGAAAAAATAAAAAAGAAAATTAAATATTTTTATATGACAGATACGGAACTTTCAGACTTTTTATTCAATACATTTGAACTACTACTCGGCTAAAGACTGAGTAGATTCTGAATTTACTAAGCAATAGACTCAGATGATTCAGAACTTTCTTCCTTCACAGAACTACGTGGTTCTCCAGAAGCATTTCTAATTTCGGATGGTTCCCTTCCTACTATGCCAAGACTAGTCACACCTTTATACAAGATGTTTTTGGCTGCATTTATATCTCTGTCATGATTTACACCACAGACAGGACATATCCATTTCTTTACACCTAAAACTACCTTTGGATTAACATATCCACAATCAAAACAAGTTTTAGATGTATTCTTAGCTGAAACTTTGATTAAAGTTGTTTTGTATGAAATCATATCTCTAAACATACCAAAACCACCATCACTAACAGCTTTTCCGTGATTGAGATTTTCTGCCATATTTTGCAGATTAATATTCTCTACAATCACATACTCATATTTATTAGCTAAATCTCTACTAACTTTATGTAACCAATCTTTCCGTTGCCAAGATACTTTTTCATGCAACTTAGCAACTTTTATTTTGGTTTTATAATAGTTATTTGATTGAACTTCTTTACCTTTAATGAACTTTCTTGAAAGTTCTTTCTGGTAATGTGATAACTGTTTTTCCTTCTTTCTCAAAAATCTTGGACACTTGATTTTCGTACCATCAGACATTGAGATAAAGTCGTTATCATCACAATTCCAATCAATTCCTATTGCTTTTCCATTATGTATTTTAGGTTCATCTTTCTTTTCTACACAGATTTTAACAAACCACTTTCCTGTAGCAGTTCTTCTAAATGTTATATTCTTCCATTTACCTTCACAGAATCTACAGCTTGCCCTTATATCAAGATAACCTATTTTACTTGTAATCCATAAACCATTCTTGTCAATTCTAGGATTACAATTTGAACAAGAGTATCTAAATGAATCTTTAGGATTCTTTTTACTCTTAAATCTAGGTGGTTTTGAAAACTTTCCTTTCCTTTCACCTTTACAAGACTTAAAGAAATTAGTGTATGCGGCTCTTACATCAGACCACATTTGAGCAAGCGGAATAGAACAAGCAGATTCTTTAATCCATTTCAATGCTTCAGGCTTATATTTCTGAAAGGTAGGTTTATAACCTTCAATCTGCATATTATAATTTTGGTTCTTATTAAATACAACTATATTCCAATACAATCTACATAAACCAAGTGTCTGATTAAACAGTTCTTCTTGTTGAGGAGTTGGATATATTCTGTACTCATAAGCCTTAATCATTTATTATACTTGTCCTTAATTTGAATTATATAATAAACATAATTGTTTGTAAAGTATTATTTTTAAGACATTCATCTACCGAACTAAAACATATAATAATTTCTATCTAATTATAAATAAAATTAAATATTTTATATGACTGTAGATGATTTACACATTTATTTAAAACAGAACTATAATGTAGATTTACCAAAAAACTATCTACACTTTGCACTCACTTTTAATAAATTGGACAGAAATCTTAAAAATCTCCAAACTCATCACTTATGTCCTCGCTCTTGTGGTGGAACAGACCTTAAAGAAAATCTTGTTCATATCACATTCCACCACCACAGAAAACTTCATCAGTTAATCCTTCAAACTAAAGAACTAACTGATGAGCAGCGACAAAAACTTACTTTTGCTTATTTGAAGATGAAGAAGGGATAATTATTTCTCATCGCCACATACAATTCTTACATCAAACACATCATCTGGAATATCTGTATTGATACTGAGAATTGCAACCTTGTTGAAAATCTCTTTAAGTCTATTCACTGTTGAAAGTAAATCCAGAAGATATTCATTCCATTGACCACTACCGTTTTTACCACCATGAAGACCCCAAACATAATGTGGATTTCCAATTTCTTCAGGTGATGGAACTCCGGCAACATAACTTGTGCTTAAATCAGTTGTTCCCATAAGACATGAATTAAATTTCTGAATTATCTCAGGGTCTTCAATCTTAACCCAATCTTCATTAAATTCGTTTTCAATCATTTCCATAGTCTTACTCCTTTTATTTGTGTTTTATTTCAACCTTTGGAATACCAAAGTATTTGACAAGAATATGAATAACTTCATCTTGGTCATAAATAGCGTAACCTTTTGAATCTAATAATTCTGAAACAACTTCAATCATTGCTACCTTACTTGTATCAAAATATTCATTTAAGGTTTCAATGATTTGGTCTCTATCAGATTTGAAATAGCTTCCACCGTTACTAAGTTCCATAATCTCAGACATAGCTGAGACAATTTCCTGTTTATTAAGATAATCTTCTAAATTCATTAAGCATCTCCTGTCAGCTCCATGAAGTCGATAAGGCCTTCATAGATTGCATATTCCTTGTTACGCCAAGTATCTACTCCGGCAAATGCTTTCAACATTGCTGCGGCTCTTATATTTAATCCTTTTTTAAGAACTGAACGAGCATAAGACATAACAAGGAACTTTGTACCCTCAGGATTTGCTTTAAGGTCGTCTTTTGCTTTCTCAAGACATTCCATATAAGCATTCCAACCTTTGTTAGCAATAAGTGCTCGACAAAGTTCAATCATGTCCTGATTTTCTTCACTGAATGTATTCTCTTCCAAGAACTTCATTCTCTCTTCATCATTTGCAAGATTAAGAACCTGTCCTAATTTTTTCAATCCTGAACGACTAGAACCTTCTGACAAATCTGCAATCTTATGAAGAACATCAAGACTAACCTGTACCTGTTCATTATGTGCAACACGTCTGAGAAGTTTGAACATTGTGTCGTGGTCAAGAGGTTTAAGTTCAATACGACTACAACGTGTCTTAATTGCTTCAATGACCTTATCCGGTGCAGTCGTGCAAATGAAGAAGAAACAATACTCAGGGCATTCTTCAAGCATTTTCAACGCTGCCTGTTGAGCTGCGTTTGTCTGCATGTGATACTCGTCAAGAATATACACAGACTTTCCTTCAAGTGGCTGATAACGAATCTCTTCCATAATTTCACGAACAGTATCAATTCCTCTGTTTTCTGAAGAATTAAGTTCGTGAATTGTAAGTTCATTTCCACCTATCTCTTTTGCAATAGCACGAGCAAGTGTTGTATTATGAGTTACGATATAATCATTACAAAGATAAAGTTCATCTTCACAATCTACCTTGATACAACGCATAGGAACTTTTTTATTCAGATTAGTTACATTTACAATCTGAACTCTATCGTATCGTTTTCTTGTATCATGTGTATTATTAAAATTAAGTCTGCCTAATTTTTTAGGACTTCTGAACAACAAATGTTTATCGGCATTAGAAATCTTAACGTGAATCGTATAACAAACGTGTTTATTTTTATCTCTATCATCAGCTGTGACCGTAGAAGATAATCCTAATGTTCTCAATAATTCCTGAATATCATCTTTTAACCCAGAGGATGTTGTACAATAAGTTACATTCTTTCTAAATCCAAGTTGTATTGAACCATCGGTATCAAACAAACCCTGCAGCAAAGAATATCTCTGTTCTGAAGAACAGTAAATGTATTCTTTAGGAATTCGTTTCTCGTGAGAATATTTACAAAGTTCTTCTGGCAAAACATCAACATGTAATCTTTCATTTTCAGTATTCTTCTTGTAGAAAGACCATGTGTAGTTATATTGCGAATTTTTAGAATAATCACAACCTAATAATTTTGCACATTCAAGAACATTAAATTCATCATTACTTGATAATTCAAGCATTCTTCCAGTATTACACCCGTTACCGATAAAAGAACCTACAACATATGGGTCCACTACAAATTCTTTTTTTGGAAAATCAATAGGTGAGTTAAGTGGAATTGCAAATCTATGATGACTTTTTCCCCGAGAATTTTTAACATCAATTCCTTTATTAATCAATTCCTGCAAAGTAGATGTTTTTAAATTTCCTTTACTTGTGAAATAACTCCACAAATGGTCGTTATTACAAATAGTCTTTCTACCATCCGACAGTTCAACTTCATAGGCATCCAATTCACCTCTATCAAAGACACCAATTACTTTTACCGGTTCGCCATTACGACCATAAACATAATCTCCAACTTTCAAATCTCCAAACTTTCGTTTGCCGTTCGGTGTCGGAATAACCATGTCTAAAGGTTGAGCTTTACCACACCCTGAGTCACCTGTAAGAAGGAATACGTGATGACCATTTTCAATTTCTGAACGAAGTGATTTAATCGCTAAATCATTTCCAAGTATCTCCTCACAAGTTTGAGGTCGATACTTAATGTACAATTCTGCCATAATTTAACTCCTATATAACTTAATATTAGAATAACATTAACTTGTCTATCATTTCGTAGTTACCAATAAGAACTTCATCAGTTTCATTCGTATTAATACCATGACTTGCATATTTCATATTCAAGTGTTTTACACACCAACCTTTCTCTTCACACCATTTCTTAAGGTGGTCATTGGTCTGTCCTTTATTGCAGAAGACATTGCTGATTGCAAACTTCACACCTTTATTGTTCAGCATTTCACAATATTTGAAAAATTCATAATCAGATTCTTCGGTCCATGCCTTTGTTCCTCTAGTAGAATTATATACCGCATTGGTATTACAGTATGGAATATCCATATAAACAAAACTATCTGATTCTAAATCTGTAAAATCAGAATATGATTTATTGAATATCTGAACATTATCTTTATTAAAGAACTCACACATATCCTTAATAAGCAGCTTAGATTCATCTTTGAAATAACCATTACCGACAGGCATATTAAACTTACCTTTGTTGAATCGGAACTGATTACAGAATGAATAGAACGTAAGAAAATAATAACCAAGTGCAGATGGATTATTATTCATATCTTCTCTGCATTTTCGATAAGGTTCTTTATTAAAAGCTGCTATTTCAGGTTTATCAGTAAGGTCTGAACTAAACCCATACTTATCTCTCATCTGCTCACAATAAGAAATAATCTCATCAGCAGACTTAGTTTTGAACATATTGTAAAGGTTATATATATGATTATTCAAATCGTTCAGCACATATTTATTCGCCTTTACATTCATACTCACAGTTCCACTTCCACCAAACAAATCATAGAATGTATCTATATCTTTTGGGAAATATGGAAGCATCTGAGGAAGTAAATTGAACTTATTACCCATATAATGAATTGCAGATTTTTTATACATCAAAATCTCCCATTAAAACAAACTGAATTTACTCGGCATTTCATATCCGTATTCAGTAAGTCGTTTTTTAGCTAAATCAATATACCACTGTTTATCCAACTTGATAGACAACGGAATATTTTTAACATCTTTATTATAAATGAAACAATTATCAGGTGTATTCGCAAACTTATCTGGATTACTACCATGTTCACGACACTTACCGATATAAGTATCTTTTCTGTCTGTTGAAGCGTAAACACGGAATGTCTTCTCAGAAAGTTCCTCTCCGTTATGCCAGCCCAACTTATATTCCTTTGATATTCGTACAATCATCTGGAAATCAATCATGCTTGTACTACTATTGATTGTTTCCTCAACAGGAACATCCTTTGTGATATAATCTACAACAGCTTTGTTTACAATTGGTAAATCATTATCCAAATCAGACAATTCTTTAACATACTTTCCTTTACGTTCAAGTTTGCCGAGTATACGAAGTTCATTATCTTTATATACCACTTGGCAATGATTTTCTTCCTCGAAATCTTTTATTATTTTCATTATCTCATCTGTCATTCTACACCTCAAACAATCTATTATTATCCTGTTTTACTTTCGTATCAAATTGCTTTATATAATCTTCACCGTATCGTTCTTTAACAATAGAAATTATTTCACGCATTTCATCTGAATTGCTCAAAATTATTCTAACATTATTCTGTATCATACATTTATACTTAGCGTCATATTGCTTTTGCTTCAAAGATGAATCTACTTTATTCTGATTAATATAAGGAAAATACAATCCATCATCATTAATCAAATGACCACCTTTAATTTCTATATTCTGATTATTTAACTTAAAATCACAAAAATATTTATGTGATTTACCTTCAAACAAGTATTGGAACACATCACCTCGTTTAATATCATCACCTACAATATCGTGGTGATAAATATAAAAATACAATTCTTCTTTAGAATCAAACTTAAAATTATCGTACTTATATCGGTGTGAATTCATGGTAAGCGTACCGTATTTATTCATTTTAGTGTTTATGGCTTTCTTCACTTTAGAATCTTTATCTATAGAAAACGGGCAATCTACACCATACTTTCTAATCAATGTCTGTTTCGACCTCTCTGTAACACCATCTATTTTTCTAGCGTTATCAACGCCATATCGTTCCAGACACGTATTTTTAACCTTATCTCTAATTATCTTTGACGAAGATGCGTTTTCAACACCGTACCGTAATATAGTTGTTTCTATAACTTTATTCTTGAATTCTTTTACTTGAAGAGCATGTTCAACACCATATCTCTTCATCATAGTTTCTTTATAGTGCTTTACGTTAAGCTTTTTTGCACATTCATCACAACATGTCTTATTGTGACGTTTTTCATAAGAAATCACACTATTACAATATCCACACAATCTAGGGTTATCGTAATATCTTTTCATAGATTTTTCGTGTATTTTATTTCCGTTCATACAATTCCTCCATAAACAGAGGAATCAATTTCTAATATTAAATTAGTGTAATTGATTCCAACTCAATCAGTTATACTTAGACCGTGGAATCGTCACATTTCACGGTCTTCTTTATTTTAACACAATCTTATCGTTTTGTAAAACAGACTGAGGATATTTTTCAATAATTTTATCATATAACTTAGACAACAATTCTTTTTCTCTATCTGAATAAAATTCAAAAATATAATTGTTTACGTCACGAGCTGTGTACAAATTCAAAGAATCTTCACCAAGACCCATTCCGGTTCTGATACTCCATTCCTTACAAACGTGTTTCATTTTCCTTTCAGCCATAGCATCATCTTCGGGAATTCGAATGATAATACCATCAGTATTAGACTGAATTAACTCGAACTTATTTCCAAGCGATTTTTCAAGATGTTCAATCAAATCAAGCAGCATAAGCTGTCCGTTCAAACAGATGTTATTTGCCTGTACGGGGTCATAGGCTGCAGACACCCTCGCTTTAGTTATACCGAATTGGCTATTCAAAATAATCTTGAGAGGTTGTTGTTCCTTCTTTTTTCCAGCCTTCTTTAAAGCAACACGTAAATCATATACTTCTTTAAACTTCCATGGTTTCTTCGCATTACGTGTAAACAATCCGTATACAATCATCAAACTCGGGTAGAATGACGTAACATCACAATGATACATTTTACCCTTGATGTGAACAGGTTTATCCGCAGCACCGTGTACGCCACCCCAACCAAACTGATGAGGAATCCCTGCGACCATTGTTTGAAAAGCGGTCTTAGCTGTATCTTCACCTTTATCTTTCTTTCTTACCTGAACACCTTTATTAAGAATATGTGCATACTCAGGTGTATTCGGTAACATATACTGATAGCTTTTGTTCTTGGTCATTTCAACAAACCAGTCACGAACATACGCATATTTTTCAAGCTGAATACAAGGTAGAATCGTTACATCAAACTCATCGTTATGTTCCTGTTTTTCACAGTCTACTACAAGTGCTGTAAGCTGTCCCTTTGTCTTGATAATCCAATCGAAAGGAAAATCAAACATTTCTACGATACTTGTAATTCCATTATAATCATCAATTTTCCGTCTAAATACTTCGATTGTCTGCTCTACATCATGTACACAATATTTCATAGTCATGTACATCTCAGCCTTGGCCAAAGGTCTCTGAATATCGAACGGAACAGAAGTCTCTTCGATATCATTTCCCATATATGCTTCAAACGTCTTAAGTGACGGAGCATTTACAATCTGAACCATAATATCGTAAGACAGTACCTTTATCTTACGGAAATCCTTACTGATTTCAAAAGGCTGCTTACCATGTAAGATTATTTCATCAGATATTTCCTTCGGATTCATTCCAAGAAGAATACCTTTGAGAATCGCAATATCATAATGTTTATTATTATATCCAACCCAAATCTTATTACAGTTTTTATCAAAATATTTCTGAAGTGCAGCTCTGTCATTTGCAATAACAGTCTTTGTCTTTTCGATAGGGTCAATCAAAACCACAAGCCAATCGAACTTAAAAACTTCAAAGTCATAAAAAATGAAACCGTGCGGATATTTTTCAGATGTAAAATCTGGATAGTTCTCACTTGTTTCTAAAGTTCTATTGATATGTACTAAATCTTTATAAGTTACATGTGTTACAATTTCTTTGTCTGTATTAATAGCCGTCAAATCATCTGTATTAAACATAGTATCTTAATATTAGAAATTTATGTTAAACAGAAAACCCACCGTTTAAGGTGGGCTTATGTAATTTATGCTACCTGCCAGCCAATCTTATTCCAGAAATGACTTATCTCTGACATAATAGACTGTGTAATTTCAGGACTATATCCGAATCTCTTACAAATATAAGAATTTCTTGGATAACATTTCTGTCTTGAATTTTCCCACTCACGACTGATTATGTATTTGAACACCTGAAATCCTTCATAAGACAATTCTTCTTTAGCTGTCTGGATAAGCTCTTTTGTCGATTCAGAAACATTATAATCACAAGAAACAATGTTATCTTCATAACGCTTATCTTTGCCGCTATCGTCAGTAAAATTCATGTCCTCGTAATGAGTCATTTCTCTCATACTGAAATCATAGAAATCGGCAAGTCTTCCCAAAAGATTCTGATAAAGATATGTAGAAAACTTCATACCTTTCTTGCCGTCAAAGTTCTCAAGGCACTGAGTATAAATACACATTGCCTCGCCAAGAACGTCATCTAATTCAACATCTGGTCTACGTTTCTTATTCTTGTGATAACGCTCTAAAGCCAATTTGTAAATCATGTTCTTGCAAGATTCATAATCTCCACCCAAAATTTCTTTCATAATAATACTCCTAAGATATAGTTTTATTTTCATTTATTATAATGAACAGTGAACTACCGCTAACATAAAGGTTAGCAATTTTTTTTGTTTTCGCTTCACAGACTTAACTTGCAGTCTTGGATAAATCCAATGCTACAGAGGTTAATGCCTCAGCGGAGGCTTGTTCCAAGCACTCAGCTCTCTTTGTTGAGCCAAACAATTTTACATTCTTTGCAGCATGAACATCCCGGTCAAAGTTTGATTTCTTTTACAACAATAAATGTTTTCATATCTGCCTCCTAAAGCATTTAGATTAATGTAAATATATCACAGAATAAAACTTATGTAAAGGATAAAAACAAAAAAAGTGCTGTAATTCAACGAACTACAGCACTAGCCTTAGGAGATATTTGATTGTTACAATTTGTCCCAATCGGTTATGTTTTTTAACTTTTCAAAATATTCATCTCGTTTCTTTTCTTTTTCAGCTTTTTCACTCTTTAATTCTTCGAGTTTCTTTTTAGCTTCTTCTACAGTATTACAACCATATTTATTTTTCCACAGTTCAGCAATAGAATCCTGTTTACCTTTGGCTGTTGCAGATTGAAGTTCCTTATCTTTTATTTTATTTTTAAGTTCTGTAAACTCATGTTCAGTCATCTAATCCTCCAATACTTGTAATTGATGTTTCCAATTTATTTAAATCAATCCAAATATTATAAAAATAATTCATTGTCCTATACAACATTACAACGTCTTTCAAATCAGGTCTTACATCTTTGAAAGAAACTCTATCAAGGTCATACAAACGGTCATATTCTTTATGACATTCGTTTATATGTTCCTCAAGTTCCTCTGGTTCCATCTTGAAAAAACTAAATATTGTTTTCCGAACATCTTTCTTAAACTTCTCAAATTCTTTCACGAACATAAACATTCCTTATTAATCGGACTATGACAGTATGGACAGATATCCGGTAACTGACTTTCCAATTCTTGCTGCTCTTTACTCAGCTGTAAAACTTCTCCAGATAAACACTCATATTCATCGATTGAATCTTCAAGCTCTTTATCGTCTTTAATAATTATAGAATCTATGTCTGAACAGATTTTCTTGACTTCACTCAAATCAACAATCTGACTACCATACAAATCATAATTAGATATGCTGCCTTCAAGTTCTTTTGTATCTGGAATAACAATATCTTCAATCTGTTTAATCAAATTATTATGTTCTGTCAAATCAACTTTAGACAGTTCAAGCTCTTCATAACTGTTTATCTGAGATTCTAATTCATTTTGTTTATCAACTAAATTATCAACCATCTCATACAGTTTTTCAGTTCGCTTACAAAGATTATCAGCTTCATCAATCCACTCTGTATTCTTCAATTCTTCTTCAAGTTTCTTAATATCAGCTTCCACAATCTTCTGTTCTGAAGATAACTGCCGTTTATCTGAATCGGCAATAGACATAATCTTATCAATACTATCAAGGTGAACAATCTCATTAAGATACTTACTTGCTTCACCAGCACTCTTAGTCAGAAGATAAGGTGGGTCAAGTTGGAACTGAAAGTTTACATCAGATACGTTCAGAAAGTCTGTTACTTCTTTTGGTACGCCTTTACCAATAGCATCAAAGACAATTTCTTCCTCACCGTTCTTACAGATGTTATATCCGTTTCGTTTCTTATCACGGATTCTCTCAACATAACCTTTCTCTGTATACAATTTTACAGAAAGTGGTTCCTTAAAATCTTCATTCCAGTTCGAGTTTATCTTTTCAGTACCTTGCGGCTGATTTTCTACTACCCAGCGAATAGCACGGATAACAGCTGATTTACCGTTATCAGATTCACCACAAATAACATTTACACCCTTGTCAAATTCAAGGACTGTATTTTTATGCGACTGGAAATTCTTTATTTCAATTTTGGTTATCATAATCTACTCCTCTAAAACAATTGATTATTCTTTTGTTTTTTCACAACCTTTTATATATAAACTTTCATACACAATTTTATCAGTTTTATTTCCTATAACCCTTCTAAATGATGAATTTCCACTCTCAAGATAAATATGCTCATCATACACATCTTTAGAAACATTGTATGTAAAATCATCATTCTCACAATATCCGTCAAAAGATAAAGCATAAGAACATTTCAGATTTCGAAGAAAATCAAAGAACTTTTCATTATCTATAGCACCAAAATACATTCCCTTAGTATTTGCATAAGGTGGGTCAAAATAACAGAAATCTTTTTCGTTCGGTTTTATCTCTTCATAAGATTGATTTATGAATTCAACATTCTTATTATTAAAAACATCATTCCAGTCTTTAAGAACTTTATTTAGTCTACTTGGTTCTATTCCATTTCGTGTTACATGAAATGAGTTATTAAAGTTTCCATCTGAATTATATCTCGGCATACCATTTGTAGTAGTACGCATTATAAACATAAAATCTTTAGGGTCATGTTTTTCATTCAATCTTTTTCTGACAGATTCAAAGTATCTTTTCTTTCGATTACAATTATCATCTTTATTCAATTCATCCCATAATTTTTCATAATGAGAAATTATAGATTTGTAATCAGTTTTAATAAGATTCCACAAATTTATTAAATCAGAATTCAAATCTGATAGGACAAACTTATTTACTTTTATATTAGAAATCATAAGCCTGTAAGCCATAGAAGCACCACCAAGAAAAGGTTCATAATATGTTTCAATATTTCTAGGAAAATACTTTATAATTTGGTCACATTGACTTCGTTTACTTCCACTCCATTTAACGGCAGGTTGAAAATTCATCATTTATTCCTCCTTTTCCAAAACATAATGAGCAAATATCACGTCATGGTATAAAACGTCATTTACAATTTTAATTCTATAACCTTCATTCAACAAACTTTTCAAATCAACCTGAACATCAGAATTTATATTCAATTTATTAGTATCCATGTTGAGTATTGGAGTTGTAACAATTGCAGTTTTAATCATCTTTTCAACTCCTACACATAACTAAATAATCTGAAACGAACAGGAATCCAGATAAGTTTTATACCAATATCCTTATCTTCTCCTTGAATTTCAAATCTGGTTTCAGCATCAACAGGACACCATCCATGTCTTTTATAAAAACTTTCTCCCCAACAATCCCAATCAAACTTTACAAAATAATGATTACCATGGTCATAACGAAACGCAACATATAAGAAGTGCGGATAAAGATATCTTTTAGCATTTTCAGCCCAATTTACGTATTGTAGATATTCATAAACATTCTCGCCTTTTCTCATCTTACGAACTTTCATTTCTCACCTCTAAGCAAATACAGATTATTCTTTACCTTTGCCAGATAATTCATGGTTCCCGGTTTTACAGTACCATTCATTACATTACCTTCACCACCATTATATGCCATAATTACGTCATCTTCTACTTTCAATTTATCCTGTAAATACTTCAAATGATGAAGTGCGATATAAATATTATGTTTGTAATTAAACGGATTCAGTTCAATATTATCAAACCAATATCTGTTCTTAAACGTTGTCCACAAATAATAATCATTAAGCTGAAACAATCCTAAATCAAGTGTACCATTAGTATTTGGTTTACTGATAGCTTCAGGATTATATTCCGGATTCTCAACCATAAGTATTGAAACTGCCAGGTCAGAATCAATTCCGAGTTCATCACATAAACTGCAAATATAATCATTATACTGTCTTGGAATATGTTTGTATTTTGGTTCTGTTTTATCAGTAGTTACTTCTTCGAGTGAAAAATCTACAGCGATTCTTTTTGCCCTACTACTTCCTAACAGATAACAAGATATCATTAAAACAACTAATAATATCCCTATTAAACTTGTCAAAATTATTTTACTTCGTTTCATTTTTATTCCCTATTATAATTATAGAATCTTAACAATTTCTAATTATCATCTCCATTATCAATATAGATTACGAGCCAAGCTGTTTTACAGTCTTTCACATCTTTCAAAGAATCAATTGGTAAAGTTTCTAAGAACTTATTAAGCTCATCAAAATTATCACAAAGTTTAGCGGCAAGATGTTTGTGTACAATTGGTCTAAAATATTTGTCGATATTATCCTGTTTAATATAAATAGTTGAACGTTCTATACAGATACGGGCATATTTATCGTCATTATAATTATCACCTAATCTCTGAAAAGAAATTGTTGAACCACCGATATAAGGATTATAAGGTGTCAAATCAAAATCAATTTTTACCTTATCACCATTACTAATTGGAAGTGCATACATCTCACCATTTTCATTATAACCATCGTACCTACCACCCTTTATACAAATATAATTTGGTTCTTCCATTATTCTGCTCCTTCTAATTCTCTGTGCATTTCAAGTGTGAACATTGAAATATCTTTATTCTGTTTTCTGCACCAATCAATAATAGCTTTTTCGTCATAAAGATAATTCCAGATATTACAACCTTGGCAACTACCTCTCTTATAATCATAACACTCATTCCTATGTTTGCATTTATCAACAGTTAATGGTTTCATATCTTTTCTCCTATCCACTTAAAATCGCTATTAAAACAATATGCTATCGGTTTGAAATTATTCTTATCATATGACTGACAACAATACTCATCTACATCCATTGTTGAGAACCAACCAACGTCATCATCTATTAATGGTGCTGCGTATGTTCCTGACGATTTAGTGAGTAAAGATTTATCAACTTCAAATACAACACAAACATCATCTGAAACTATGCCTGATAAAAATTCATAAGCATACTCAGGATAATAATCATCGTAATCCATAAAACAAAAACCTACAGAATCGGTTTTCTGTCCATAGTCATGATGTTTTTTATTGTTAGATAAAGTATCACCAATTTGATACTTTTTGAATTCATCCATAGACATAAATCTAAATACTCTCATATTGTTTATCCGTTTCTTATATCCTCATCTACATTCAATCTGTCTTCCATTCTCATCTGTCTTTCTTCTTCTGCAATATCTTCCGCCTTTGGTCTCCCATTCATTAATGTAATCAGAAAGATTGTCTTTTGGATTATATCTTACTCCAGTTTTGCTCTGAATCCAGTTCACAAGTTTCTGCTGATTTTTCTGTCATAAATCACCTTTCTTAATCTAAATACCAATTAATATATCTTCTAACTTTTCATATAATTCATTCAGACAATTCTCACAAAGTTCTTCATGAGTTCTCCAAGATAATCTCACATCCCAAGTTGGAACATTATATTTACCGCAGCCATAACAATAGTTATGTGATTCTACAAAGTTTACTGTAGATTTTACTTCTATCATTCATCTACACTCATTGTCTCATCTTCACTAAAGGTAGGTTCAGCATTACGAAACTTTTCATATTCATCTAACAAATCATGCTGTTTAAGAATATAATAAGCTGCTAAAAACTTACTTCTTTCCTCAACAAATAATTTTTCAAAATCAATCTTGTCCATAATTTAATTCCCCGACTGTTCAATCCAACAGTCTATCTTATTCTGTATACCTTTATCATGATTCTTAGCTTCTTTTCTTAAAGATGAGATATAATCCAAGGTAACATCTTCTGCTTTAATACCTTCAACGAAATTCTCAATAGTCTGGTCTAAGGCTTTCTTTTCGTATCCATTGTGATTAAACTTCTGTTCAAGTCCTATTGGAACAAAGTTTACATCTTCTGTTTCAGTATTGACAATGTACACGCCTGGTGTGTAATTTTCGAAATCAGCTGCCTGTCGCATAAGACAACCGGAATTAACAACATGACGGTGATTTGAAACATAATGAAAATTCTTATGATAATCTCCCGTAAAGATAAATTGACTTGAGCTATATTTCTCAAGTAAAGATTCAGGTGTTTCACATTCGATAAAGTCTGGTTTATCTTTACTTGGAATTGTGAGAACATGTTTGAAGATTAATTTAGCATCACCATAATCATCTTCATCAAAATTACAGGCTTTAATATAACTTGTATCTCTAGCCATATTACGAACACATTTTGAATTGAGAAGTACACCAATTGCAGACTTCGGAATATTAGAACTGCTGTGATTTATGAGGTCGTGGTTGCCGGCAAAAATATACATAGGAGTTCCTTGTTCATCAGCTTCCTGAGCGGCATCCTGAAGAAGATATGTACATTCATTTGTAGATGTTCTTTCACTGTGATACAAATCTCCACCAACATCTATTTCGTCAACGTTATTTTCTTTTGCAATTTCAAGAACTCTATGTACAGATTTCTTTTGAAAATCCATCCATTCTTCAGGTGTTGCTTCGATACAACTTGGTACAGTGCTTCTTATATGCCAGTCTGCCGTTATTAACAATCTACTCATAATCTACCCCTAATTGTGAAAATGTCTTTTTTAACCATTTAGATATTAACTTATTGTTAGAAACTTCAATCAACTTCTTACCCAATGCGTTTATTCCTTTGATATAAATAACATTTTCACTTTCATTATTACAAGCAACCCAAGTTTTCTTCTCCACCCAGACACCAGGATGTTCTCTATTCCACTCTCTAATCCATTTTTCACATGCATCTTTAGTCTTAAAATTTGGACAACCATAACCAGCATATCCGTCTGTATTAAGATGTGGCTCAAGACTACCGCCAATCATAACTGCTACCCAATATGTTTCTGTTTCATTCATTTATCTTACCTCACAAAAGGCGATTCTATTTCATCACCAAAACGTAATCTTATATTAGAACTTCTACCTTTTAACTGTGATGCCATATAATCTTCATCACCATAACGTGCAATCATATTATTAAAATCTTCTTCAGTAACACCTCTTTTATCAGGATTATTCTGAACAAGAACCAAGTTGTATCTAGTGTAAGTATCATGTTCTACAACCTGAAAAGCCTGCTGATTATCATATAGATACTGAGCAATCTGATTACAAAGATATTTCCTACGTTCATTATCTACATACTCTTTATTTATACTTTGTGGATAAGGAAGGATATTCTTTTCAACATTTACTGAAACGGTGAGCAATTCTTTTGTTCCGTCTAAAAATTCTTTCTTTAACTGTTCGTAATATTTATCCTTATATTTCTCAACTTCCTTTTTAGATTTATCTAATTCACAGGTAGCATTAAACCATTTATCAAAATACTTGTTGTATTCTTCTTTAAGTTCATTAATCCTAATGTTCAGTTTATTGGTTTCTTTCTTGAACTTATTTCGTTTAGCTCTTCTATTCATTTCTTATCCTCCAAACACTGTTTAACTCTTACATATCCAACATAAATGAAATCACGAGCAGCTATTGCATCTGTTCTCTGCTGGTCTGTAATGGTTTTATCTTTAGCAATTGCATCTATTCTATCCATTATGTCTATCAGCTCAAGTCTGATATTATACATCCCTTCTTGGAACATTATTTACTCTCCTTTAAGAACTTCTCAGCTTCATTCATATATTTCTTAATATAATAAACCGTCTCAGGGTCACTATCATCTTGCATAAGGCAATCATATAACTTCTGAATTATAGATTTTGATGTATTAAAACAACCATTCAAATTATCATACTTGAATTTAAGTTCCGAATATTCTTCAGATGCATTTCTGTTGGCAACATTTACTTCTTTCTTCCAGAAGTGTACCTTTTCTCTAAGTTCTTTATTATCTTTCTGTAAATCTTTTGTAGTCTGAACGGCAACTGCTGTAGCAACTTCTATCATTGGTTCTTCGAAAAGTTCAAATACTTTATCTTCCCAACCATATTCTTGTTTTGCATAATCAATCCATTCTTTTACCTGTTTCTCAGCTTTAGCAACAATTTCATGTTCTGTCATTATCATCTCCCATAAGCATAAGCGATAGTTCCAGCCTGATTCTCACCAATAGCTTTACATGGATACTCAAAAGCTACACCTTCATACCATACAGTAATCTTTTCTTTCTCTCGTTCCCAAACCCAAGTGGCACCACAAAAGACAATGAATGGTCTATCGACATTTCCATTTTTCTCATAAATCTTTAGAATCATTTATTTGCTCCTTATTCTCATATCTCTTTCTAATCTCTTTATTATAAAAATATGCCTTTATATCCTGAACAGCCATTATAACAGTAAGGACAATAAGTATAGCTGCTAATACAAAACTAATTATTGCAAGAACTTTATTATTAAGTTTAAGTTGATGAAATCCACCTAAAATATTAAACACAATACAAACTAATTCAATAATATAAACTTTCATTTCTTCTCCCAACCTTTATCGGCAATGTAATAAATCAATGTTGCAACACAATACGCAACCATTAATTTTGTAAGAATATCTTCAGGTAAAAGAAATAGGATAACACTCTGAACGGCAATTACCAAAAAGTCTACAAGAATCTTTTTCATTTATACTACCTCGCTTACTCCGTTTATTTTTTTAATTACAAATCTTTTATCTGAATTTTCCATAAACTCAGGAATATGGGTAACTTCAATAAATTGCAAATCAAGTCTTTCTGAAAGTGTATGAATAAGTTCAGCTCCTTTCTCACGATAACCTTTTGACAGGAACTTCATACTTTCGTCAAAACAAATTACATTGTCTACATGACTAATATTATAGACAGCGATACGAAGACACAAAGTCAAAAGGTCTACCAATCCACCACCTGACTGCAACATAGGGTCTATTAATTTTCCATCTTTATTGTACAGATTAAACTCAACTTCTGTCTTTCCACGAGCAGGAACATATTCGAGCTTAAATGTATACTCATCACCAAAGATAGTTTTAAGACCAAGATTCACAATAGTATCAATCTTTACTGAAAGTTGTTTTTGAACTTCCGTTGCTACACTCTGACAAACTGAAATTGATTTAAGAACTTCTTCAGTTTCAGTTTTAATTTCTTCAAGTCTTTGTTTACGAGATTTTAATAATTCCTCGTTTGACTGTTTCTTTACTTTAAGAGTATTTAGTTTTTCTTTTATTTCTGTGAATTCCATAATTTTAATTATAGAATACAGAATAAAACAGAAATTCTATAGCCATGTTATTTGCGGCTTTCCCTTATATCCTTTCACCCATTCAAACCAGGCAAAACACACAGCACTTCCGTTACCATATCTCACAAAATCGCCATTCATTGCACAAATCTGCCGTTCTGAGAAGACATAAACATTTCTGGGTGGATTTTCTTCGAACATCTTTCTTCTACTCTTACCTTCAAGAAAAGTAATTTTAAGAAACATAACAACTTTATGTCCATCAGGAATGAGAGAAAGTGAATGCTCAACAATCTCTTGTGCAATACCGTAAGGTGGATTAGTAAGTATATCTCCATCCCATTTTTCATATTCATAAAGAAAATCAACATCTCCTTGTCCATATCCTCTATCGACAAGGTCTGTAGATTTAACTTCATATCCATTCGATTTAAGAACTTCCGATAAATGTCCCTGTCCGCAACAAGGCTCCCATATTTTATGGTTTAATTCTATACCAGTTTTCAACAACGAAATCAATGAATTCGGGTCTGTAGCATAAAAATCAGAAACTTGTCGTTCCTTATCTGTATGATTTGATGCCCCTATTGTTGTAAATATTTTTCTTTGTCTGTTTTTTTCGATTTTACTATCTTCACCAAATAAATTAATCATACTCGATTTGTACTCCCTGTCGTCCTTTCATGAGACGGCGTGACTTTACATTTACAATCATACTTTCATCTATATCTACAAAATGAACATCTGTATTTCCATCCATTACAGCTTGAATATCTTGATAATGCTTTGTTAATGTTTCAAGAGGACCTTCATCTATGGAATCTTTCACAATGAGATAATAAATAAGACAATTATCTGACGTTTGCCCTATTCGATGTACTCTATCTTCTGCTTGTGCAATCTGAGCAACTGTCTGCGACCATTCAGTAAAAATAACAACATGACTTGCGGTAAGTGTAATTCCTGTAGAGGCAGCTTGTACCTGTCCGATAAAGATTTTAATGTTCGGGTCATTCTGAAACTTGTTTACGGCATCCTGTCTCTTAAACGCAGCAACACTACCGTTAATACCAACGCACTGTCCTGCGAACATTTCCATAAGTGCCTCATACATTGCGGTATGATATGTAAACACGACTATCTTATCTTCGACCTCAAGGGTATCTTTTATGAACTGAATTACAGCGTCAAGTTTAATCTCCATCAACGCCTCTTTCATTTTGGCAAGATAGCTAAACTGGTGTATTCCCTCATCCTGAGCAAGCAATTCTTCTTCCATTTTATCGTAGGATTCTCTTGATTTCTCATCCATATCAAAATAGACAGGGATTTTCTGTTTCGGTGGCAACTGAGAAAGTACATCCTCTTTCTTACGTCTAATCATAAATGTAGAGAGTAATCGTCTAAGTTCATCAAGATTAGAAACACCTTTATACTGCCATCCAAATCCATTATAATAAGGGTCACAGTATCTCTGCTTAAACTGCCATTCGTCAGGAAACAAATCAGGAGCAAGCAAATGACAAGCTGTATAAAATTGAGATGTTCGTGTTTCGAATGGTGTTCCTGACAAGAACAATTTAAGTATACTCTGCTCACTTGCAATCTGAATAACGGCTCTCGTTCTGACAGCTTTCAACGATTCTATCGCCTGAACCTCGTCACAAACAATAGCGTGTGGTTTTATCTCTTTATTTATAACATCTACCCAACCATACACAGGAATAAATGCTTTACGATATTTCCAACCGTTTTCTTTAGCAATCTTAATTCTCTCTTTTTCTTTTTTCTGTGCCTCTTTATCATCCATTCCAAGAATATCATAATTGATAATTATTACATCAGCTGCCTTAGCACTATTAAGAACATATCGGTCTTTATAACTCTCACGACCATTAATAACATAAGTTTTTACATTAGGTGTCCACTTATGAATTTCCATTTCCCAATTTATTTTTAATGAAGCTGGACAAACAACCACAGCAGGATAGGCACCTTCTAGCTTAGATAATGTAACAATAGAAATACAAGACTTACCACAACCCATTTCCTCAGCAAGTAAAGCGTTATGTTCCCATTGCACAATTTGAGCAACGTCTTCTTTTTGGAACGGATACATTTTCTCTGGAAGATTAAGTGAATCTATAAACTCTTCTTTTACTCTATCTTGTTTAGTTGCAGCTTTAAGTAATTTTTCAAATGATTCATCGAAACACGTTTGTGTTAATGTAGACAAATCTTTAACCGTCTGAATAGTTCTGGTAAAAGCATAACCATTTACAGCAGGTAAACATTCAGCTTTATATTTTTCTGCTAACTGAGATAATTTTTCAATATTTGCAGTATTAGCTGTGGCGACTATTTTCTCGCCATCCCAAAAAACACGTGCCATACCTATAATATTAGAATCTGATTCTCCAGCCTTTAGATGTTTTAGACTCTAATAGTTTTTGACACATATAAGCATTGTTTACAAGGAATGTTCTTACAGTGAAACCTTTACCGTTTTCAATATTTTCTTTTCCGATTGATACAAACGAATATTTCGGATTAATGTCTATCTGTGCAACTTCATCAATCCCTTTTTGAAACATCCTTATCATCTTTTGTTTCTACTCCCAATTCAATTTTATTTCCCAGTTTAAGATGAACGTTTTTGAATGTTCTCTTAATAACTGTCATTACTAAAACAAAAACAAGACATATAAGTAGAACACCACCCACAATAAGAGTAATATCACCGACTGTAATTTCCTCTTCTTCATATTCATCGGTTGGTACCTCTTCGTAATATTCTTCTTCCATTTTAATCTCCTTAGAATAAAGAAAACTTATCCTTAGGTACTTCTTCTTTATCCTCCTTTTTAATATTTATTAATTTCTCATTTTTATTTATATTAACATCTTTCTTAGAAATTATATCGTCTTCATATTCATCATCGAAAATTGGAAATCCGTATTTATCATAATTCATAACATTATTCTCCTTAGAAGTGTTTTGAAAGACATTAATATATTTCTTATTTTCATTATAAGGTTTCAACTCTTTAAGATTTATCTTTAATGTCATAAGAACAGGTTCTTTATTAAAATCAGGTTTTACAATAAATTCATTATCTGAGATTTTTTCAAAAGGAAGATATTTATATGTTTTCAACATTTTATCTTCTTTCAGAAAGAAATAATTGTGAATACCCATACTTGTTCTAAAAGTATAACTAAAAATATTACTCATCATTTTCATCATGAACAATGTAATTCTTACCTAAGATAGATTCTCCAAATACAAACTGACCTAACGGTAAACACTGAGCGAAAACACATGTTTCTTCGACTTCTCCATTACGAATAGCAAGATTTCGTATTCTCATTATATGCTCTTCTTTCATTTTTCGTGTTTGCTCAAGAGAAACCATTGAAGTAATATGTGCAATTTTCTTAAAATTTTCTCCAATACTTTCAGCTTCTACAGAACTTGATGACATTCCTGAACGGTTTGTCTGAGATGCAGTTATTACGCAGCAATGAAGTTGAGTAGCATATCCACCAAGATATTTCCATGTTTCATCAAGCTGGTTTCTTAATTCACTTCCACCTCCGATTGGTGTTGTAATATCAGCATAATCAATTATTACTACATCAGGAACAAATCCATTTTCAATCAACTCATCAATTCGACCGGTTATTTGTTTTACTGAAGCACTAAATCTAGGATAAGCAATAACTCTCAAATGACCTTGATATCCATTATTTGCTCTTAAACGCTTTTGGAGTGTGTTAACTGATTTTCCTCTATTTTTAACATTTATATCAACAAGTTCAGAAAAATATTTTCCTTCTTCACTTGTATCTTCTACAAACCTACTTGTTTCATAAACACCGTCTTTGACTAAAGTAGACTCAGCTCCCCACAACGCTTTCCACAAACGTTGAACAACTTCTTCTCTTGTCATTTCCATACTTACAAAAACAACATTCAATCGTTGTTTAAGAGCTTGAATAGCGAGATATTGTAGTGCGAAACTTTTTCCTCTCTTAGGTGGTGCAAGAATAGCAATAAAATCATTCCTATGAATGTTACCAAAAACATCATTCATTGCTCCAGGTAATGTAAAAAGAACTTCTTCTTCCTGAGCTAAAGCGTTCTCGATAATTTCTTTATCGCCTAAATCCATCAAATCACATTCGTTTATTTCGG